TTCACGTTGATGTGGAACGCGAAGATTCAGAATATGGCACGGAAGCATATTATTGGATTCTTTCGTTTGATCACAATGGCGAAAAGGTAAGTGCGGAATCATTTAACTTTGCCGATGCCGTTGTTGATCTATTCGAAGCGGCCGAAAAGCTTGGTGTATTAAAAGGTGATTTCATTATCGGATGATTGGGGAATGTCCGAATCCGCGTGCCGAATGTCCGTATGCGGCGCGTGAAGGGTGTTTCAGCGATACGGATCACATAGTACCAAGAAGATTGGCACAAACCACATTGGCGGCCGTGTACATCGATTTACCGGCCAACAAACAACAGCTTTGCCGATGGGAACACGATCAGAAAACACGTAATGGCGATGAACCATTGCCGGAACGTGAAGTAATGATCGAAGCAATTGAAACGGCCGTGGCACTTGGCCAAGTAGCATTATCACGGCGCAAGCGCAAGGCCATCTTCGGCCGAAACCGTGGATAAACGTGTGGAAACAGTGTAAAAGTTATACAATAAGCATATGAGTAATCAAATTCAATCAAATTATAAGCCAAGAAAGGAAGCGGAATACCGCGCATATTTGATATGGAAAAATATGCCGTTGAAGTGGCTTGGAATGGGGCGCGAGTATCTTGAAAACTTGGGAATTCGTGATGAAGATGTTTTGATGCTTGCCGGCATCCAAACGCAAAAAGATTTTGCCGATAAATTTGATTTGAATGAAACAACGCTTGTAAAGTGGAACAACAGCAAACCGCCGGTTGAATTCCAAGATATTGATTGGCGCAGATGGGCAATGCCATTAACGAAAAACGTTGTGGCCACACTGTACGATCGAATCACCGGTAATGAAAAAGGTGATGGCGATGCCGCACGTATCAAACTTTGGTTGCAAGCCGTTGATGGCTATGTTGAAGAACAAAACGTAAACCACGATATTTCGCACGCCACATTGGTTGGCGTTCGTGAATTGATCGTTGGATTGAACAAGAAAGCAGAAAAGAAGGATGAATGAAGCCGGTGAATTGGTTGCCGGCGTATTGCGGCAAGGATTCGATGATGGTGAACGCGAGGTGGCGAAAAAGCTTTGCCGCCTGTTTTTCAAAGATGATGATGGCAATCCATTTGAATTAACAGATGGGCAAGCCGATATATTCGGCATCATTGTATTCAAGCGGCACAGGCGAAACCAAGTGATCGCATCAACGCAATACGGTAAATCCGAAACGATCGCAATGGCAACCGATTTGCGCGCCATTGTTTTCGGCGAAGATTA